ACCCTCTAATATTTTAGAGTAGTCTACAGGAGGTGTAGGTCTGGTCTGCGGTACAGGTACAGGTTGAGGCCGCTTTGGCATATTCCTTGGTATAGGTACAGGTACAGGTTGAGGCCGCTTTGGCATATCCCTTGGTGGTAGCTTAGGCATACCCATTGGCGGTGGCTGCATAGGAGAAGGTATAGGTTTACTTTTTCGCTGTCCTTTCTTGGGGTCAAAATCCCCTTTACCCGGAGGTAGGCGTGGCGCAGGTGCAGTAGGATCGCGTGGTGGCACCTTACCTTTCATTGCTTCTTTGAGCATTTCAGATATGTCACCACCTTCAGTAACAGGTGCAGATTTAACATCGCCTAATCTTCCAAGTATGTCTTCAGTTTGTTGACCGGGCGCTCTTTGATCTTTGTATTTAAGCTCACCTTTCTGGTAAGAACTGTATGCGTCTTTGTAGCCTTGAGGTAATTCTGAACTCTTCCATGTTTTTGGAGACGGTCGCCCCGTCATACCGTTTGTTGTAGTGCCTGTGTAAGTGTCTGTTTCTGGGTCATAACTGTTAACGGTCATACCGCCCATGTCATAGCCGTAGAATGCAGCATCGTACACCCCACCATCTGAGCCAACTTGGTAATCCGGTTCGGGCCTTTTGTATTTTGGAGGTAACGCTTGCTGTGGCTGTGCTTCACCACCTTGTTGTTTTTGCAGCATTGCGAGTACCGCTTCTATATCAAAATTACCGCCTCTAGGCGGAGAAGGTGGAAGAAACGTATCTTGTACGGGTGAAGCTGTTTGTAAACTTTGAGGTGCGGCTCTGCCTTGAGGCTGCATACCCTGCATAAGTTGTTGAAAACTCTGCCCGCCCCCGCCTTCTCCACCGCCTAAACCCTGTAAGAAAGCTGCTACATCCCCGCCTTCGGCAAACCCTTGTACTTGAGCTTTAGCTTTGGCTTGGGCTTCTGCAACGGACATGGGCTGCTGATTCTCAGGTGCTTTGGCATATATACCATCTGACATGTAACGTCTCCCAGCACTGCCGGGACGACGGTTTGAATCATCTCTACCTGTAACTTGTTCTTGTACATATTGATATTCAGGTATTTTACCTTGGTAACCTACACTAGGAACTTTAGGGTCAAAATACCCTCGATCTTTTGCATAACTAGCGCCTCCTAAAGTCAATAACGATTTAAGAAGATCATTATCTTTAACCCCGCCAATTACATTAGATGCACCACCAACAAGGTCTTTTAGAAAATCGGTTACTTTGTTACCCATTATTTATCTCCTACTATACGTAGTAGTTCGCTAAGGTTGTTATTAGAGGTGTTGGTTCTACTATGAATAGTATCAAACAGATTACCATAAGAACTTTGTAGCACGCCACCGCTTGCTTTACGGACTACATTATTTTCGGGTGCTATACTTGCCAAGTACGCAGAAAGGGCATCTTCTTCTTCTTTTTCTTCATCACCCAAATCGAAAAGTTCTGCGGCTTCTTCTTGTATAATCCCCGGAGTGCCTCCACGTACGCCAGCACCGCCACCGCCACCGCCAAGTAACGCTAATATGTCGGATAAAGATAAACCAAGATTAGGAGTGTCTATACTTGGTAAATCTACACTAGGTAAATCTACGTCGGGCTTATCTATATCTTTAAGAGCCTCACGTACGGGCTGTATTACAGCATCGTCTACGGCACTACCCGCGTCCTTAACTGCATCCGAGACACCTTCTCTAACGGGCTTTGTCGCGTCATCTATGGCACTACCCGCTGCTTTAATAGGGGCTTTAACCGCATCTGAAACACTTTCTCTAATGGGCTTCGTCGTGTCATCTATGGCACTACCCGCTGCTTTAACAGTGTCTTTAGCAGGTTCAAATACTTTGTCATCTACTTTCTTACCTACAGCCTTAGCTGCATCAATGACAGGTTTGGTAGCATCTTTAACAGGCTCGAAGATCGTATCGTCAAACATCTTACCTGTATAACGTATCGCATCACCAATTTTCTTAATGAACGCGGGTGTCTTTGGGTCATTAGGTGATAAAGCGCCACCTTCTTGTATGTACTCTCCAAGACCTTTAGTTAGCGCGTCTCCAAAGTCACTACCTTTTGCTAACTCTTTTTGGGTTTTTACTAGCCCAGCGGTTAGGTCATCTTGGTTAATGTTGTAGCCCTTTAAAAACTCTTTATTTAACCCAGTTTTATTTAACGCCGCAGTAGTAAACCTATCTCCGTACTTACCAATTACTGCCCCAGCTACATCTCCTCGCACCGCTTGAGTAATAAACGTACCATTTTCTACTACACTACTAAATGTTTGGGCGGTTTTTGTAGCGGCTTCAAAGGCTTTTGTAGCATCGGCAGCATTTTTTAATAGGTCTGCGTGCTCTGGCCTAAAAGTACCTGCAAGAGCCAACCCTTCCGCTTGTTTAGCCGCTTCTCCTAAACTGGAGGCATTAGCACTTAACCCTTTGGCATACCCCCCTACACCAGCTAGAGCAAACGATTTAAGAATGTCATTTGTATCTCCACCAGTAATTCCAGTTATAGCAGCGGAAGTAGTGCCAGCGGCTAAGGCTGTACCTAAAGCTCCGGGAGCAGCGGTAGCGCCAAGACTAGCAGCAATAGCAGTAGGACTAAGAGCAGCTAACCCCGTAGCGGCAGCACCAGCACCAGCGGCACCAGCGGCACCACCAGCAGTACCAGCACTAGCAGCAGCAGCGCCACCGCCAAATACGCCAGACCCAGCTAGAAGCGCCCCTCCGTATACAGAAGCTGCGATAATAGCTGCTATTTTTATAGCGTCTTTTACTGAGGTATCTTTAACTTCTTTGGTGCGAATTTCAGCATAAGACATTGGATCGTACAGGTATGCCGAGCCGTCTTTTGTTTGTCGTGCAGGAGTTACATCGTACTTTGCATACAGGGACTGAAGCATTGGGTCACGTTTGTACGCTTCCATCAAGGCATCTTGGTAGCCTAGTCCTTCAGTTGCCTGTAGGTACGGTATTTGCTCTTTTAGTATGGGTCTAACTAACGACTGAAACTCAGATAGTTCTGCTGCATTAGAGCTAGTATGTGTTTGTAAGTTACCACCAAACTCTCTAGTTTCAATCTCCGCAGGTTTATAATCGTAACCATAGTGGTCGCTAAGAACCGAAGATATTTGCTCCGCATCATTAGCCCCAGCAATACTCCCATAAGCACTTTTGGTGTCTTCTATGTTAGTAACAGTTTTAAAACTTTTTAAATACTCAGGAGAACCTGTTTGGTCTACGTATTCTTCGGAAGTAAACGTCGCTTCAATAGGTTTAGTGACACCCCCTAATATTTTACTGGCATAACCCTTATCGTAAAAATTATCTAGTTCGTCTACATCATCTACGACACTGTTAAAGTTCTTGCTGGTGCCGCTCATTAAGAAGTCTTTGTACTTCCCCATTGTGTACTTAGGATCAGTTGGCTCTTTTAAGGCCGCCATTATCTCTGGCGAGACTGCACCTTTAAGATTTTTTGGATCTATACCCAGACCTCTGTACATACTGCGTAGGTCTTCGGCTGCTTTGGCTGCTATCGCTGGGTCTGACGAATTAATTTTTGTCGCAATAGGGTCAGTAGTATCTACTGCTGGTGTAGTGGGTTTTGCGGCAGTAGGCGTAGGGGCAACGTAATCTACCCCAGCACCGGGTACACGATTGTCAGTTATAGCGGGCTTAGGGGCTACGGCTTTGACAGGTGCAGGCTTGGGCGCTACAGGGGCAAAGCTAGGCGTAGGTGGGCCTCCTCTATATGGTACAGGTGTAGGTTTAGGTTTAGGTGCTACAGCTTTAGGTGCAGTTGTGGGGGCAGGTACGCTGCCAATACCTAATTGGTACTGAGCTATACGCCGTTGTAATTCGGCTTGGTCTAGTCCACCTAACCCTATGCTTCCTAGTCCTATGTTCATTACGACACCTCTAAGAAACTAGCTACAACGTGTAACCTGTTAGCAGTGGCGGCGGTAACTTTGATGATCTCTGACTCTTCAATAACCAACGGTGCGGTAAGTAGCTCTACGGTGGTATTGGCGGCTACAGCTTTTACTTTAAACACGCTAAACACCGCAGCGGCGGCATCTGTAATAGTCACTGTTATGGTGTCTGCGCTACCTGAGTCTTCAGATACAAGGATAGACTTTACAATAGTTGTAGTAGCTGTAGGGCACGTATACAACACAGTTGCAGTGGTTGCAGTAAGATCTACCTTAGCATTTTTATAGTTATGAGCCATTAGCTAAAAAACCACCCTGCGGTTTCGGCCTGCGGGGATGTACTAGCATCTCGTAAGCCTTTATCCAACTGGTCAAAGTATATACGTAAGGTAGCATTAAACTGGTCAAAGTCCGACTGATTATACTGTGCTGGGGGATTAGGTAGCGTAGGCGAAACAAAATCTATGTTGTACTTTGTATTATCTACAGGCATTACCGTCTCCCGTCTGGGCGCATATCAATACGTGGAGAGCCAAACTGCCAAGCTACCCCTGTAGCAGTAGACTGTACTTTTATAGCCATTTGCCTACCGCGTACACGCACGTTTATTTGGTCTGTAAACACTTCCACTGGGACGGAAGCCGTACGTGCTACAGCCGCAGCGTTTACACCGCCTTCAGAAAGAGGGTTGTTAAACCCAGACCCAGAAGATTGTAGTGGTAGTAAAGACATCTCGACGCTTGGACTGTCTGAGGTAGACCCATCAAAAGACATGTCTGGTAACATCTTATGTACAAAGACAAATTGGTGCCCGTCTTCTAAGTCAAATTGAGCAGAAGATATAAAGGAGTTTATAGCTACTACGCTACTGCCTTCGTTATCGTCTAAACCTTCTTCATGGTTAACTAAATTATTAGTGTAGGTAGATGCGATGGGGAAGTCTCTTACTCCTGAGTCTACCCATGCAGTACGAGCTAAAGTGCCAAAGTACCAAATATCTTGGTCATAATTGTATATGACGTATTTATCTACGGTAGTAGAGTCCTTAGAACAGTAGAACCACCATATCTCACCAAAACTTTCGTTTGACCCTACAAATACTTGTGCGTACTGGGCAGTGTTCAGGTCGTTAAATATGTACTTTTTAAGGTCACATCTGAGTGTTTGCACCCGACCATCGTATTTGTAGAAACCTCCTACCCCCATCCAGTAAGATACACCGTTAACGTATATAGCCGCATTCCTAGAAGCGATAGATAAGTTATCACCTATTAACTGCGCTCCCCACACTACAGGTGCGCCTACATACTTTAGCGTATACAGCGCGGTGTCAGTCCATATAAGAACTTCCTGACGAGCCTGTACGCCTGTAACTATCTCAGATCCACGCGATAGTCGTAGATCACCTGCTTGGTTTGTAGATGTGGGTGTCCAGTTAAGGGCACTTTCTTGGTCTGACCACCTGATAAGCATAGGATCTATTGTGGTAGTGCCTAACGCATTAGTACCAAGAAAAAATACAAATCTGTTTATGTCTGATACAAGAATATAGTTCTGTATAACAGGTGCTGTAGAACCACTTATGCCAGACAGTAGAACTGCACGGGTAGTTAGCCCATCTTCTGACTGATCCCAAAAGAAAGCTGCGCCGGTTCTTGGGCCAAACACAAGGTCTTCACCAAAATTAGCTTGGCTCCATGTACGAAAAGAGTCTGTAGAAGAGCCGCCTGTACCCCATATACCATCACCCCACGCACCAGCACTCCAACCTACAAGGGGTTCTTCTGTTTCTGGGCCGGTGTTAATTTGGTATTTAGCGGTGACAGTTCCGCCACCTGTAGCAGATGAAGATGCCGCAGAAGTAAAGGTTATAGTGTATGTATTAGCGCCGGGAGTTTTACTTATTTGAAACTCGCCCCTTACGGTAATGCCGCCTACGGCAGCGCCGCCGCTAAACGTAACAAAGTCCCCATCAATATACCCACCGTTAGCATCTGCAACCGTTACAGTAGTAGACCCAGATACGGTGGTAAATGGGTTAGTTAGAGTCACAGTTGCGCGTTCAGGGGTTATGTCGTAATAAGCACCGCCACTTTCTATATAAAATTTAAGGTTGGTGCCTATACCTAGATACCTACTTCCCTCTAATGTAACCCACGAAAACAAAGATCTAGCTATACCAAGAAACGTAGCTTCAGACACACGAGTCCACCCACCTATTTTTTCAGGTGTACCTTGTCTAAAACGCACTTTATCGCAGTCATACCAACCACCTTCACTGGTGTATATAGTATTTTCTCTATTGACTCCGGGTTTTAGCTGTAGCTTCTTTAACGGCATTACTTATACTCGCCTGTGCGGATCATCTCGGTGACCTCTACTGCTCGATTGCCTACCTGCTCACTCCACTTGCTGTCCATGAACTCATCAGCAGCAACATCAAACTGCTCACGCGACATAGCCTCAAGCGCCTTAACAAAGCCCCGCAAACGTGTCTGACCCAGATTAAATGAGATGTCTACCAAGGCATCTTGACGCGCTTCGTTCATTGCAGGGAACCAAAAGTAACTATCGGTAAGTTCTTCTCGTACCCGCTTGATGTCGTTGTTTAGCAGGTAGTTAATTTCATCTTCCGACAG